GTGGGGGCCAGTAGAAGTAGGTCCAATGTTGTCTGTAATGTAAGCAAGAGTGGGACGCATAAATGCTTGGTTACGTGCAGGAGGCGCAGGATTATATACTTGATCAACATTGACACCCATCTGTTGCATTACACGAATGATCTTACTAGGATAAGCAGCTTCACCACCAGCATAGCCACCAGCAGCAATAGCTTCAATAGCTTGACGTGGTGTCTTAGCACCAGCCAAACCAGGAGCATACCTAGGATCAGTCATGAGGTTCATAAAGTCTTTAGCAGACTCTAGAGGAGAAGCATAGTCACGCCAGTATGATCCATTCTTCTGTGTGCCTTGACCAGGGCGTGCCTTAATGTTAAAGACATTGTTCTTACCACTGGTGTACTTGCCCCAACCAGACTCCAATGCCCACATAGCAGCCATCACCTGAGGGAACTTAAACCCAGCTGCACTACCAAGTGCCTGTACATCAGCATACCCACTGTTACCTGTACGTACTGTAGCAGGTGCATTACCACTACCAATAATAGTAGTGTTAAGGCGATCCTGAGTAGTAGGTTGAGCAAAGATACTACGCAACACTGGATCATTAATTTGACTCAGTTGATCCCTAAAGCCAGGCTTCACTTGTTGTGTAAGGCCAGCTGCTTTAAGTTGAGCATTCAGGATCTGGGTAGGTGTCATGCCAGGCAATGCCCTAGACAAATCAGTATAGACCTGAGGGATAGAGATTGGCTTACCACTGGAAATGCGGTTATCGATATCCTTAAGGAGAGCAGGGCTAGCAAGTACTTCTGTGTTAATTACATTGTTGTTAGCACGTACCTTTTTGATAACCTCAGAGGAGTTAATAACATTAATGGTAGCAGGTGCACCAGGATGCTTACCAGGTGTAAATGCAGCATAGAAGGCTTGTGTTTGACCTGTCTTAGCAGCAGAAGATGCAATGACAGCAAAGGCTCCCTTCTTAGTTTCAATGGCTGTAAGAACATCCAGGCGTGCTTTATTAGCAGCAACACCAGGTTCCATCGTCTTAGCGTATTGCTTGAACTTCTGGTTGTACAACTTAAGGGCATAGTCAGATGCACCACGCAAGCTATAGTGAGCAGCACGGTTAGTACTATCACCAATCAAGTTCTGCTTAAGTGCATCACTAAGTTCAGCTTTAATGGTCTCTTGTTTGATACCAGAATCAGATCGTTGTTGATCTAACTGTTGTGCACGTGTACGCCATGTCTCACGTACTTCAACAGGAACACCAGGTTGATCTACATCACCAGCAGTAAGGGTACCTTGCTCATATTGATCACGGAACTGCTTAGTCCAGAAGTCAGCATTTTGTTGTTCAGTAGTGAAGGCAAGGTGAGCCTGAAGACGATCAGTGGAGATGCCTTTAGTCTTAGCCTCTTTGATGATAGCAGTAAGAGTCTCTTCATTAGGGTTGTTGTTACTCACCCAATCAAGTAGCTGATCTTCTTTACGTTTGTTCTCACGACGCTCTTGTGCATCGATGATTTGAAACTCAGCTTCCTTATCCTTTTGTCGATTAGTAAGGAGTTCATCATACTCAGCCTTAAACCGATCCTTCATACTACCTTGATCGGTCATAGCATTAGACCAGATCTGCTCTACTTGTTGATCAGAGAAGAGAGTAGTATCAGAGGTAAGTTTAATGAGTTCATCCCTAGCACCCCTACGACCGAGTGGAGTAGCTCCATCCTCACCATAGGTGGTAGCCATCATGTTGAAGGCTTCCATGAAGGACTCACCAGTAGGATTCTCTACCAGCAGTCGCTTAGCTTGAGACCGAATATCATCCGACTTATTACGGATATCAGACTTCCTAGCTGACTCTACAAGCCCACTATATGCTTGATTAGCACGCTGTAGGGGCTCCATGATGGCCATTGGTTTGATATCCAGTAGGCCATTCTCCTTAAGGAACTCACCAAGCAATCCAGCCGAAGCAGCAAGCCTCTGCTCAGCAGAACTAAGACCACGTTCATCTAGTTTACTTTGAGCCCATGCAGGATAGCCACTAAGGGCTTGCCTTGCATAAGCTTCCATCATACCTACATGGAGAGCCTTATTGCTAGAAGCTAGGTTACTAACAAGGTATGGGTTAGCATTACGTTGTTGTAGGCCACCAACAATTTGGTTAGTAGCCTCACCAGATGTTTTAAGGAGAGACTTAGCTGTAAGGTGATTCCTAAGTTCCTCCTGTGAGATCTGACCAGAAGCTACAAGGTAAGCACCTTGAACCTTATCAGCTTCATCCTTTTGCTTTTTATATTCAGTGACAGTTTCAGCAATAGTGGTGCTAAACTTAGCAAGGCTATCAAACACTGCTTTAGCATTTTCACCTTTCTGTAGCTCACTTTTGATCAGTGTCTCTGCATTACGACTAATAGCCTTTTGACGGCCCTCAGCAAGCTTTGTTTCCCACTGATAGTTCTGATCACGATCTCTAGCTTCGATGCTGAGCTTACGTTCAAGTCCAGCACCATACTCGTCTCTAACCTGTTTAATCTCCCTACGGTTATCCTCCATACCACGTATGATACGGTTATCTCGTTCTTGCATTCTAGCAAGACCTTCCGTAGGTGCTTTAATAGGATCGAAACCTATACTCCGGGCGTACCCTCTGTAACTTACTTGATCCATTTTTAGTAATTACTTATTTACCAGCAGCATAAATACTACCAGCACTACTTATCAGACCACCAGCTGCTCCCATCCATGCAGCTGCAGAAGACGCCTTAGCACCTTTAATTGGCTTAGGACCGAAGTCAAACTTCTTAGGCTTACGTGGTTCAAGGTACTCAGCACGTGGTGTAGTGAGAGGCTTAGGTGGTGCAGGAAGACGATCTGGCTTAAGCATACGACTAGCTTCTGCTGCAATATCAGCACCAAACTTATCGTTAGCAATCTTACGCAGAGCAGCCCCTGTATCAGCCTTAGCACTCAACAGTGATTCAGCAAGGATAGCTTGGTTCCTACCAAGAGCAGCAAACTCAGCTTGTTCAGCCTTATCTGCACTTCTACCTTGTTGCCCTTTAACAGCAGCAACACCTTCAGACTGGAGTGCCTTAATAACAATATCTTGGTTCTGGAATGCCATCTCTTTCATCGCATCCTCTAACTTACGATACTCAGCTTCATTGGCAGCAGCTTGTGCCATCTGGTTGAAGGTAAGCTGTTGACCGTAGATCTGTTCAGACTTAGCATATTGCTTCATCTGAGATGCATACTCAGCAGCTTGGATCTTTAACTTAAAGTCCCAATCCTGAAGGTTAGTAGCATCCTTATAAGCACCAAGTGTTTCCTCATTCTTTTGATTGAGACGCCACTGCTTATTACTATGTCTATAGTCAGACTTGATACGACGTTTGTCGTACCTCCATGACTGCATATCGTATTTGTACTGTCTTTCTATAGCAGCATTCTGTGCATCAGCTTCAGCTTGGCCACCAAAGCCACTAATGATAGAGCCAATACCAGCAATGCCTAAACTAATTAGATCCATTACTAACTCCTCCTATAGAAGCCAGGTGAGTATTGTCCTTCCCACTGCATAGACACAAGACTAACAGGGAACGGAGTATTTGAAGTTACTTTCATTGTATAGTTATCTGGTCTCTGATAGATAGGAACTTTATAAACATAAGCATCACGGAATGGTGAGGTGTTAGCTGGATAGAAATCAGCAATCTGTGCACCACCAATACTAGACCACTCAGGCCTACTACGATCCCTAATACTGAAATAGACATCACCACCAAGTCCTGTATAGAATGCCATACGAGATGTGGTAGTAACAGCAGTGAAGTCAACACCTTGCTGACCCATAGAGTAGTAGTACCTAGGAAGTGTAATCTCCATGTTATACTCATAACCAACATAGATGTAGTTACCAGTCACATCACCAGGGATGGTAAAGTAAGTACCACCACCATCAGATGCTAATACTGCTACATTGGTATAACCAGATTGTGTACCAGGGCTACCTGCTTTCAGTAGACCTACCACAAACCTAATGGTCTTAGTAGTGTTAAAATATGTAGGTAGATAAACTTTAGTTAGTGATGTAGTGTTACTGTAGCTAGGTGCTGTAGGTGGTGTAGGGGATACCATAGCAGCATCAGTTACTTCACACCATGAGTCAAGATAAGGATCAACAGTATTACCAAGGCTATTGAGAAGACCACCAGTACTAGGTGCAAGTACTAGCTTATGTTGAGTTACTGTATAACCCTCAGTGCCACTAGTAAGTACATAAAGAACATCACTTTGAACAGCTGTATGGATAACATTAGATGGCAGTAGCCACTTCACCCATGCAGCCATAGGACGTTCGTCTCCTTGCTCGAAGAACTTGTATAGGTACAAAGTATTAGAAGCCCTAGCAGAAGCTGCCCACAGGCCATTCTGGGCACTTCCTACGGAGTCTGTGATGCTTTGTGGCATCCACTCAGGAACGATCTTAGTAGTCTCAGTAACAGTAGGTGTCTCCCTTTGACCTCTAGTGAAGATCTCAAATACCCTAGACCAGCTCTGGTTACGGCTAGCATATAGCACAGTAGAGCCAAGGTCAATAGGTTTTAGATACCTATCACATTCGTAGTTAGCAATAGTACTGATAGTGCAGTTAGCTGGTGTCCATGCACCATTCTCTGCCTCCATCAAGAACTGCTGGCTATCACTAAACAACAGTAGACCCTGTGTAATAGGTACCACTGAGCGGATAGTAGCTGGTTTAATGCTAGCACAGCTAAGGTCAATAGGATCGGAAGCAGTTAATGTAGTAGCTGATTTATGATAGAAGTTATAGTAGTCTCCAGCTTGGGACATAGAGACATTATCCTCAGTCAGGAATCCAAGCCTATTGTTAAATAGGAAAATATCCTGGATAGTATTATCAACAAAGGTAGGGTGTGCGTTAGAGTCATTGTCTCCAACCAACCTAGGCTCCCATAGTAGAGGAAGGCTGTTAATGGTCTCTGAGCCGTCCAGGAAGGTGGCTCTAAAGGTAAGAGGACTAAGACTAGTGCGGATCAATGCAACAGGCATTGTAGCCTCATTTAGGCCAGTGCTGACGTTAGGTGCAATAGTCTCTTCCCAGTAACCCTTACCACTTACACCATCATCAGCAATGAACTTCAAGTAGAAGTCATCTTGACCAGCTGAGGTGTTATTGATTTTAACAACTTGGTTATGCTTAGCCTGTTCAGGTAGACGTGCAAAGGTATCAACTGAATCCTGGAAGGCTCGGATGTACTTACCATCAGGACCACCAAAGGCAGACACATTAGTATCAGAACTAAAGGTAAGGTAGATGGTATTATCGATGATAGTCTTGGTAGCAAAGCCACTGGTGATAGCAGCAGAGATACCAGCCATAACTGTACTGATGATTAGGTTACCAGAACCAGAACTAGGTGATGTATAAGTAAACGTAGATGCACCAATGGTTACTGAATAAGTATTAGCGTGATCAACAGTAGTAACAATAAGTGTTGCTTGACGCTTAGCATTCCAGCTAGGAGCTGCTTTAGCAGTTACTATTTTCTCACTATTGACAATATAAGTGAAGTCATTAATAGTAAGGGTCTTAATGCTACGGTAATCTGTAGCAGTCAGATAGCTTTCAATAGATGCTTGCTTACCAGCTGGGTAAGTGACAGTAGCAGCAAGACCAGTTAGGATATTCCATACCTTAGTTACACCAGCAGAAGATACAGTAGCAATGTACTTCTCCTGGTTATCACGGAACATACTGAACCATGCTGTATTATCAGAGGTACTAGCAGTAAGACTAGCCAACTTACCAAGGAACTTACCACCTGGACGCTTTAGCATACCAAGAGTAATATCCGGGTAGCAGTTAAGGGCATCCTTGACTTGACCCAACAGCATCTTCTCATCAGCTTGTTGGGAAACACCACCAATGAAGTTAGGTATACGTTGAGATACTGAAGTCATCGTGCAAGAGCCTTGAATGGTTTATAGCTACTATAGAATCCATCACCTTGCTTGAAGCCAAACATGGTGTAGTCACCCTCATTGCACTCATACTCAAGACAGTTGGACCTACGCCATGTCTCAAATGATGCTAGGGCTTGGGTAAGATTGACATCACCAACAAGACGAATAGCACAACGTGTAGCAGCTCGTGATGTGATGTAATCTTTAAATACTTGGGGGAGATCAATGAAATCATAATACCAGACCACATCTACATCGTAGGTCTTAGTGGTATCCCATACATCAGTATGTCCGATCTTATCATATAACCTACTATTCCTAATAACGGTATCGTAGTTGCTATTAGCTACGTTATCGCTAAGATCAATTTGCAGCATACTACCAGTCAGTGATAGATAGCCATTAGTATCAGGAGTAAGTGGATACTCAACCTCTCGGTTAAATGTCCATCCCTCTGCCTGTACCTCCCGAGAGACTTGCATTAAGGTCTCATAAGCAATTGCAACTTCCGGGTTGATTACAGCTTCGACAGTAGACCCATCTTCATACGTGATGGTCTGTGCCTCGATGGTGGTAACAGGCGCCTGACCAATAGACGCCAGAATTTCATTAACAGCTTGTAGCTCAGCCTGAGCGTTATTGGTATACGGCATAACAATGACGTTATAAAGAAATTAAAAAAAAGGGACCCTCGAAAGGATCCCCATTAGAACTAATTAAGCAGCAGTACGGCTGGCATCAAGTGCCGGAGAATCCGACTCAACACCAGAGTAAGAAGTACGAAGACACTGGGTCTCCGAGAACACGCCAGAGGCGGTAGCACCACCGTGAGTG